TTTCTTCTTTTGAAGTTATGACATCATCTATTATACCAAAGATAGATAAAGCTCGGTTGATTGCGAAAGTCTCCGCAAGTTCAAATGCTTTTGGTTTGTTTTTTCTAAATATTTTACAATGACCGGTAGCCAATATATTATTATCTTGCACAATCTTTGCTTTTGCAATGTAATATTCTGGGAAAGCCATTATATCTGTAACAATTCCTAGTTCGCCTGCAAATTCTTCTGTAAAAAATTTTAATTTACTTGCTGCCTTAACATAGGTTTTGCCATCTTCTTGATTAAGATAAGTTCCTTCTTTCTTACACTTATCTATTATAGTTTTTATCTTTTTTTTTATATCCATATTAGTCCCATAGTTGTTTTATTATTGTTAGTTGCTCTATACTTGCATCTCTTAACATCCAATGATTAGTATCAGGTTTATCCACTAAACTCGCCATAATTTTTGGATCGCCATTACTTACTTCAAGTAATCTTTGAATCGTCATTGCTTTGTTTAACATTTCTTTATAACAATATTCTAAATGATCATCCCATAAAGCGGGATGACTATCATCAAAGATAATAAAATCTTTTTCATTTGCATAAAATAAGAATGGAGTTTTACCACTTGCAATTTTATAAAAAGCAACTTGAGTTATATTTACTGGGTCTGGCTCTAAAGGTAATTTTTGAGAATATATTTTTATATTACCTTTATATTCTTTTGCGGTAGGTGGTTTAGTTTTACACTCTGCAAAATATTTTTCTGATTCAATGTCTATTCTACCGGTAATACCTATCATTAAATTTTTAGGCATCATATTTACATATCTTTCACATTGCAAATCAGAATCTCCAAAAATATTTTTGACAGCTTTTAAAATTTGTTGAGTAGTACCATGTAAGTTGTCGGTAATTAGTTCTTTTATTTGTTTATCTTTTTCATCAAAAGATTCCTTCATATAAAGTTTATATTCATGGTTAAATATATTATTATAATCTCTTTCTTTTATTTCTTCCTTCTCAGCTCCATGAAAAATATATTTTCCTACTAACCTTTGAGCTACATTACCAGATAAACTTCCATATCCTAGTTTATATTTCTTTTTATCTTTTCTACGCTGCTCTTGGGTACGAACCATATAATCTACAATCCACATTCCAATAGTTCTATTTTTTGAGAGCTGAGTGAAAGAGAAATGATCCATACCTTCTCCACCTGATAAAGATTGGATAATTTCTGATAGTTGTTTTTTCATTTTTTTCCTTTTGTTTTTTTTTATTCTTTATATATTATTACACCATATTGTCTACTATTTTTTTCTTGCTTTAAATAACCACTATGGTAATAGGTTTTATTCTACAACAATAGGAGAAAATATGACATTGAAGGAATGGATAGCTAAAAATAACTACAGCTATTCTCAAACTGCACAAAAATTTGGTATCATAAATATCAATCCTGCTACTAATATTCAAAGGTACGCAAAAGGAGAACGAATACCACATCCAAAAGTAATGAAAAAGATTTTTGATGGTACAAAACAACAAGTTCAACCTAATGATTTTTATGAAGAATATTGGCAAAAAAGAAAAGTTTAAATACGACAAAGTTAAAATAATTTGGTGGGATATTTGTAGTTCCACCGAAAGCTGGATAGCTGAAGAAGATATATTGAAACATGATGTATCAATTTGTGAAGATGTTGGCTACATTTATAAAAAAACTAAGGATAAATTATGGCTATTTACTTCTTATGCTGAAGATAGGGATGGTTTAGAAGTTGGTGGACTTACTTGCTTTCCAAGAAAAGTTATTAAAAAAATTGAATTATTAAAATAAAAATTTATGAAACTTATTCCTTATGAACA